TGGACAGGTCCTAACTACCTAATATAATTTCACTCGAAGGGTTTCGTGACTAGGGTTAAGAGCTACTGCTTGTCTTCCCAAGACATCTGGCGTCACCAAATTAATTTAATCTAAACTAATAAAGGAAACATAACATATGATAGATGTAAATAACCTCCCGTTTGATTGGGAAATAGAAAACCACGATGTGTCAGATGAACTTCTTGAGATTGAGAAGCGTCATGCTAGCAAAAGAAAAGGGGATGGTGCTAGAACAGCAGTTGTCCGAGAGATTGGTCAAGATAAACTAAATAACCAAGATGAGATGTCTCAAGCTTTCATCGAATCATACATGAATGATCCGGTGTATTCCTCATCCGACCCGTTGGATGATGTGATAGATTGGGATGACTACGATGGTGACTACATAGACTAAAAAAAAACACGAGTCAAGTGCAAATAGTGCTTGACTCGTATTGTTTTTATGTGTATATTTAGTCATGAATAAAGGGAGAAAAATGAAAAACTTAGTGATAAATGCTTTTGGTGATTTAGTTGAAAGAACTGACTACGGTAATCATAAGAACCAATTAAATCTATTTGACAATCTCAATGAGATAGTTGAAGAGAACGAAACTGCTAATGATATTTTAGATTTTTTATTTAATAGAAAAAAAGGAAACAAATAGTATGACATACATTTATGAAACAATATGGAGAGGAGATAATATTGTAGCAGAGTATTGCTATTCTTCCCTTGACAACTGTATTAAGATTGTGGAGATGACGGTAAATGGTAAGTTCCATAGGACTAATTGGATGGGACCTAATGGTAGGGATAAGTTAATGGGTGAGTTGATGAGTGACTATGATGCGGTTATGTTTGGTCAACAAGACTCAGATGTCTTTGATATTACAATGGCGTCTTATGATTCTGAAATAGACTTGGATAGAGATGTTCCAAGTCCTAACTCATTCGGTTGCTGATTTGAAAAGATGGATTAGACTATCGTTGTTGGTTCTTGTAATAATAACCGACAACTGTAGTCTGTCCCTTACAAAAAAAAACCAAAAAAAAATAAAAAAAGACTTGACACATATGGTATTTTTACCGTATCTTAAGGGGTAAGATAAAGGAGAAAAAAATGAGTTTTGATTTTGATAACTATTGTGAAGAAAATTCCGATTTCAACGATGCTATGAACGGCATGTATAAAGAAGAAACTTCTTCAATCTTTGAAGAAATAAACAACGATATGGAAGAGTTCTTCGACCATATAGATGGGATAATACATAAAGATCCAGATGAAGTCGATGTCATTACAGACCATCTACCAGAACCTAAGTGTGGTATGGATGAACTAGTGGAATCACTCTCAGATAAAGAAGCAGAGTATTGGGAAATGAAAGCTGAGGTTCACTTTGGTTTATAGATTAAATAGTATTAAAGCCGAGTTGGATGGAGACACCATTCAATATGATAATGGAGAAAGTATATGGCTGGTTACTTATCTATCTAAATATAATTGGGATAACCCAGCTCCACATAATACCGAAGATGCTTTCAAAATTGGTAAAGTGGTTAAAGAATATAATATCACTTGGGAAGAAGTAGAAGAAGAGGCCATGTTAAATGGATTATAATAAAATACTAGAGATGTTAATGGAGATAGAAGGTGAGTTAGATGACGCTTTCTATTCTATACCCGACTACAATGCTAACTCGGAAGGTAAGAGTTATATAGATGGTGCTAGGTGTACTCTTTATCATCTTAAAGATGAAATAGAAAAAAAGATACTAAACGAAAAAAAAGACCACGATACATTATATAATATAAGATGATAACACATGATATAGTCTGTCGTTCTTGTTCTGCTGGGTTAGACTCTTCACGAGTTCAACTCGGTTTGTATACATGTATCGAATGTTCTGATACTGAAAAGTATTCAGCACATATTGTATATCCACACAAAACAGGTTCGACTGTCCAACCCGTACAAGAAGATACTAAAAGAAATCTTCAGAGATTAGACCGAAGGTCTTCTAATGGTACTCGTAAAGCTAAAGGTATCTATGCTGATAATAGTTGGGACAGATGGTTGGAATCTTATTATGACAATATATATAATAAACAACCAGCGAAAAAAATCTCTCTTATCGTAACTAAAAAAATCTCTCATATGGAAAACAACAAACTACAAGAACTCATCCTCAAAAATTTTATCGAACTTGGTTATGACCAATCCGTTCAAAAAGTTAACGAACTTTATTCACAAGACAAGATATCACTTATACAGAAAACCAAAGCAGTTAGTAAACTAACTAAGTTTGGTATGATGAATCGTAAAGATAAAAAGTTACTTACAAAACAATTAAAAGATATTTTATAAGACGGTACTAATTCTTTAGTCCACAAAAAGTCAACGACTTAAAAGAAGCAGTACCGTCTTTTAGTTTATATTTATTAATAATAGGAAAGGAAACCTTATGTCAACAGATAAACAATACTTTTTGTTAGGTATTTTAGTAACTTCATTAGCAGTTGTTACCTACATGGAAACAACTGAATATGAAATACCACAACTACCGACTAAGACCGAAACCATAGTTCGTATGGTTAATGTACCATTCACTCCAAGTGATTACACATCACAAGCAGAAGAAATCAAATCTTCTTTGAATAAATCTAAACTCAAACACATACTTATTTACATAGAAGCTCTCTGTTGGGAGTATGGAGTTGATTATGAAATGGTTAAAGCCGTGATACAAACTGAGTCCGATTGGAATCATAAAGCTGTTTCTACAAGTGGAGCAATAGGTTTAATGCAAATATTACCATCAACAGCAAAGTCTGAGTTTGATACACCAAAACATGAACTATTCGATCCGTATGTAAATGTTACGGTTGGTATAAAATATCTTTCTAAATTAGATAAACACTTTGACGATTTAGAGTCAACACTTACAGCATATAGTCACGGTCCTACTGCTACCAAAAAATACTCACCCACTTATGTTAGTAACAACTTTTATGTCAAGAGAGTATTTAAAAACTTAAAATGAAGAAAAGACATTTAGTATCTTTAGTAACAATAATAAAAGATTGTTTACACGCTCACAGTAGAGCCAATTGGGATGATAAAAATGTTGTGGAAACTGTAGCTGAAGTTATCACTAAGAAGTTTGCTAAGTACATGAAAGACCAAGAAGGTTTAGAAAAATTAGGTAAGACAGAAGAAGATTATCTTGCTCCACCAAATGGATTAAATCAATGAACATTGGAGATATAATAGGGCATTTAGCATTTGGGTTAATTGCCTTTTCCTTTTTAGTAAAAGATATTTTATATCTTAGATTATTGAGTATATTAGCTAGTGCCTTTTCAATATTTTATAATTACTTTATTCCAGTAGAACCAATGGTTATTGCTATCTTTTGGAATTGTATTTTTATATTAGTAAACATATACCATATAGCAATCATTGTTTATGAAAAACGACCTGTTAAAATGTCTCCTAAAGAAAAAGAATTATACGAAACTATGTTTCGTGGTTTATCACCAGTAGAGTTTCTAAAGATTACTAAGATTGCTAATTGGAAAGAATACAAGTCACCATTACCAATCATAACACAAGGTAAACCAGTAAATGATTTAATTCTTATCTATAACGGATTAGTAGATGTAATCGTTAATGATAATAAGGTAGCCGAACTAAAAGATGGTCAGTTTGTAGGAGAGATGTCTTTCCTTACTGAACGACCAGCAACAGCAACTTGTAAAGTAGAACATAACGCTGAATGTTTAGTTTGGAATCAAAAAGATTTTAAGGATTTATTAAAAAGAAATCCCTCGTTATATTTTACAATACAATCACTTTTAAGTGAACAAGTATCTAACAATTTAGTTGCAAGTCATCAAAAATAATGCTTGACTTTAAAGGTTATTTTTAGTATATTATGATAAGGAAACTAAAATAGGTTATCGTTCTCAAAGAAATTTGAATCTCATTTTAAGAGGTTCTCAAGGGGTATAGTTCTTTCTTCCTTTCTTCTATGCCCCTAAAATTTAAATAAATAAAGATGAAGATGAAAAATAAAAAAATAGACATTACTCAATTTATGTTAAGCGATGAAGACAAAAAACAATTAAAGTCTTTAGATAAGTTATCACCATTAAGTGAAAATTATAAGCTTAACAAAAGAGTTAAAATAAATTAAAATATAAATATTTAAATATAAGTGATTTGATTGACAGGCAACTATTTATGAATATATGGAACTTAAAGAAAAAAACGAAGAACAAATCATTAAAGTATTATCTTTTATACTAAGTAAATTAGATACATTAGAGATAGAGCAATCTAGACATAAAGAAATGTTTTACAAGGTACGAAAAAACTTAACAAATGCTAATGATTTAATAAATCAAATACTTGATGTATTAGAATTAGAAAATCCCGAACTGTATACTAAAACAGTAGAGCAGTATAAAGATTCTCATTTAAAAGATATGGTTTCTACATTAGATAAACATATGTCAGATTTTGATGATGAACAACTTATTGACTTATTAACTCAAATAGTAGGAGATGCTTAATGATAAAGCACGACATGATAATCTTTTTAGAAGATTTAAAAAATTTGTTACAAGAAACCGAATTAGACGAAAAAGAAAACGAAATTATTATAGAAGTGATAGATTTAATAGATGATAAAATCATTGATTTAGAGTCATAATTGTTACATTTAATTATTACCATTATATTAGGAATTACCGCTACCTTTTTAGGGTTAGTGGCTTTCTATGCACTACGCCGTATTAACGAATACGAAAACATTATACTAAACATAAACAATACAATAGATACAATAAAACTTCAACTTAAAACAATAGATGATAAAGGTACATTTGAATCAGATGATGAAGTTGGTTTTTTCTTTTCGGAGATAAAACAACTTGGAAGAGACTTAGAAAACTTATTTGAAACCGAGGTTGAAGATGCCCCCATTAAAGAAAAAAAGAAAAAAGAAAAGTAAAATTTATTTTGGTACACCAGTACATGATGCTATCGTAAGATATAATCAATCTGATAATTCTATTGTAAGAAATAAAATTTATACTGAAGAAATACATACAGCATTTCTTAAGTTAGCAGAAAACATAATTAACACTTTTAAGTTTAGTTACTTTAGTTATGGGTTTAGGGACTTACAAGAAGAAGTAGTATCTAACCTTGTTATAAACATGCATAAATTTGATGAGACTAAAGGTAGTAAAGCTTTTAGTTATTTCTCTGTAGTAGCAAAGAATTATCTTATTCTAAATAACAATGCTAATTACAAGAAGATGAAGATTCATGATGATATTGATGTTTTATATGGGCATGGACATGAAGATGACAATATAAAAAAGAATCCATCATCTGATGTGTTTAAAAAAACAATTGAATACTTTGAAGAAAATATAGAAAGACTTTTTCCAAAAAACCAAGATAGAAATATTGCTGAATCAATATTATACTTATGTAGAAATAAAGATAATATAGATAATTTTAATAAAAAGGCAATTTATATTATGATTCGTGAGATGACAGATGTTAAAACATCTAAAATAACACAAGTTACTAATACTTTTCGTAAAATATACCCTAAAATACAAGAGGAAGTTCTAACTAGAGGTCATATTGATAACCTATATACAGGTTCTTTAATGTAATATTGTGACCATACTATATTTATAGTTATGGAAAAAGACTTTAAACTATTTGGTGATAAAAACTTCTCCGATTTATCTGAAGAGATATATAATAACACCAAGCTTAAAAAAACTCAAATTGACCTTTTAATTCAAGAGGTACATGGATATATACAAGGCATTGAAGATATCGCTATTGTAGGTCCTATTATCAAGGAACTGATGGATGTTGGTATCAAGAATGATGACAACCTTGTTAAACTAGCTACTTTATACCAAAGAATAATGTCCAAGCAAACGGTTGATGATAGTGATGTGGGATTGTTATCAGAAGAAGAAAAAGAGCAATTAATGGCTTCTTTAGAAGATGTAGCAGATGACCTACAGAAAAAGAAAGACGAGATAGTCTCTAAAGATCCTGTAGACATGTCCGAAATAAGACAAAAGTATGGTGACTCATAATGCCCGTTAGACCAGATAATTTTGTTAAATCAAAATCAATAGTGTTTAACATTGGAGTGGTTAAGCGAGTTCATCTAAATGATACTGATGATTTTAAGCAATCAGTTGAAACTAATTCATCACAGATGATTGATTTATATTCTTTAGGTGATGATTCAACCTCATCAGGTATATTGAGAAACGAAACTGCTAGACCTATGTTTAGGGGAATTAGCGATTCCATTACAGCAAAAGATATGGTAATTTATACAAAAATTAATGAAACTGTATATTACATAGGACCTCTAAACAATTATAATAATCCAAATCAATGTACTGCTAATTTCAATGTCGATGAGTTAATAGGAAGAGGTGGTGGAGATAAAAGTTTATTTAATCCAGATGGTTCTGGTATAGATTTTCCAAAATTAAATAACACTAAACTTCAGAAACCAAAAAATAAAAAAATGGATTTAGTTTCAGATAAAACATATGAAACATCTAAGTTATCAGATTTGACTTTTGAAGGTAGACATGGTAATTCTATTAGATTAGGATCTAGAGATATATTTCCTAGCATAACAATAGATAATAAATCTATTGGAAAACAAGAAAACATAGGAGTGGGCTCGACTATATCCATGTTATCAAATGGTTCTATTTATGAAAACTTTGGTATAGAACAAGATAAATATTTTTTATCAGTAGATGTCCCAAAAGAAAATCCTAATAATTACTCTTTAAACAAAGGTGATGGCGTTCTCGATAGATTTGATTATGAATACGCCAAGGTAGATGACTCAATAAATTTTGACCAAATAGTAATTTTATCTGATAGAATTACTTTTGATGCCAGAAGAAGTGATTTTACTGTATCATCAAATAATAATATTAATTTTGGAGCTACAAATAATTTCACCTTAAATAATTCAGGCTACTCAATTATTAATTCTAATAATATTTATTTAGGAGAGAAGGCGAGAGTAAAGGCTGAACCTATGGTGTTAGGTAATGAACTGAGAAATATTTTGGTTAGATTATTAGAAATATTAAATAGTGCAAGAGCAAATGTTCAAGGTGTTGCTTTACCATTAGTGCGTGGTTTAGATGTAAAAGATACTTTAAACGCAGTACCAGCAGATGATATTGGTATACTATTACAAGAATTAAAAGATTTAAATCCACAGAATGGTGGTGGGTTTTTTAGTAGACACCATTTCATAGAACAAAACGACAGGAGTCAAAACAATGAAGGTTAATATATTTAAGAAGTTAATAAGAGAAGTAGTTAGAGAAGAGTTAGATTATAAATTTTCGTCACTTGAAAAAAAGTTGGATGAAGTGTTAGTTAGCTCTAGATCTAATAGTATAGTTGAAGATAGAGTGTCACAACCTACCGCAACTCCCTCTCCAAAAGTGCCAGCACAGGCAGCCGTAAAATCTAATCCAGCAGCTCCGTTGACAAAAGACTCTATTCTAAATGATATCTTAAATGAAACTGCTCATAGTGGTGAATGGAAAAACATTGAAAAGGAAGCAGAAGTGAAATCTGTTACAGATAATACTCAGAATTTACCTGAACATTTAGCAGATGCTTTTACAAAGGATTATTCTGGTGTAATGAAAAAAGTAGATGAAAAGGCAAAGTTTAATCGTGGGACTTAAAACAGACATATATAACGCATTTAAAAATAGTGTCGGTGGTGATTCTGATAATATAGAAACACTAGCTCAAGCTTTAGAAGATGCTATGGTTGAATTTATGAAAGCACAAGAATTTAAAATTATCGAGTTGGAAGCACCATATAATATATTACCTGGTAAGATTAATGTGGTCGGTGCTAGTGGACCAAGTTCTAATACAGCACCTGTAAAAGGTATAGTTCAGGTAAGTGAAACATCTAATAAGGTGATGGATGGTAAAGTACCAGCAGGTGTAAATAAATCTAAAGTGATAGCTAAAAAAATTAAGGGATTAGGTTAATGGCAATACTAGATAGAAGAAAAGATAGATTTGTAGAAGACCAAGATAAAAGAGTCTCTGTGGGAATAGAGTTTCCACTAGGTAGAGTTGGTGGTGGTGATGGGTATTTCAAATCAACAAAAACTACTGTTGAATCCATAAAGAATAACATCAGGCTTCTTTTACAAACTCACAGAGGTGAAAGAGTATTTCAACCAAACTTAGGTATGGATTTAAGGTCACTTATATTTGAGCCATTAACTGAAGATATTACAATACAAATAGAAAACAATATAGTAGATGTATTTAGTAGATGGTTACCTTTTGTAGATTTAAGAAACATTAATGTTAATCGTAGAGATGATTTAAATCAAGTGAATATTAATATAGATTTTAACATAAGAAGGGCACCAAATAGTTTAGAAAGTGTTCAAGTTACATTTGATGGTGTAGGTGCTGGGAGCAGTACTAGTAATGGAGCATACTAATGGCATATAAAGAAAAACAAAAATTAAAACCAACTAATGTACAATATACAAGTAAAGATTTTAGTACAATAAAAAAAGATTTAATCGAATATACTAAATCTTATTTTCCCGATACATATAAAGATTTCAATGAAACATCACCTGGTATGATGTTAATAGAATTATCAAGTTATGTCGGTGATGTACTTTCATATTATATTGATTATAACTACAAAGAGAATCTGTTGGCAACAGCAACAGAGAAAAGAAACATTCGTAGACTATCCGAATTTCTTGGATATAAAACTGCAAACAAAACACCATCTGTTGTTAAGTTAAAAGTAGAGACTTCTATAAGTGCTGATGGGACAACTGGTCAACCAGTATATGGAGAAGCTCCATCTTCAATAGATAGTGGATTACAGATTGCTTCAAATGTAGATTCTGAGATAGTTTTTGAAACAACCGATGAAATAGATTTCACATCGAGTGGTTCAGGAGATCCTATTGTAAGTGCTCCAATACTTGATAGTAACGGAGAAGCTAGTTCTTATACCTTAACACGAAATGTAAGGGCTATATCTGGTAAAACAAAAACAAAAACATTTAATATTACATCTCCTACTAAATTTTTAGAATTGGATTTAGGCGAAGATGATGTGATTGAAATAACAAGTTGTGTGGACGGAGCTGGACAAAAATGGTATGAAGTAGATTACTTAGCACAAGACAAGATACTAAAACAAACTCATTATACAGACGACCCGACAAGAACAAGTGCTTATGATCAAGGTGATGCTAGTGGTACTACATCATCAATACCTATTCCATATGTTGCTGAATATATCAAGTCTACTAAAAAATTTACAACTAGATTTGATGAAGATAGCCAAACATATAAAACTCAATTTGGTAATGGATTATTTAGATTTAGTAATTCAGGTTCAAATGTTGATCCTGTTGAACAAGCGGGTGTAACAATCAATGGAACTAACCTAGCTGATGTACCAAGTGCTATAGGAGTGGTTACAGGTAATAATCCAAACTTAGGTGAAACCCCATCAAACACCACATTGACTTTTACATATAGAGTAGGTGGTGGTTCTGAATCAAATATTCAAGCTGGTGAATTGACAACTATAAATAATCCTCCAGCTGGCGTAACTATAACTGTAACTAATGAAGAAGCGAGTTCTGGTGGAACAGATGGACAAACTGTTGAGGAAATAAGAAATAACGCTAGTTCGTTTTTTGCTTCTCAAATGAGATGTGTAACTAAAGAAGATTATCAGTCAAGAATATTATCTCTCCCACAAAAGTTTGGTAGTATTGCTAAATGTATTGTAGAAAGACTAGATGGTGGTGCTTTATTAGTTCACACTCTTTCTTACAATCAAAATAAACAACTTGTACAAACACCAGAGTTAGTATTACAGAATATAGGAACTTACATAAATCAATATAGAATGATAAATGACCAAGTTGGATTTGGATTTACTATTCCTGATAACAACGGAACAACATTTTCTGGTTACGTAATTAACTTTGGAGTTCGTTTTGTTGTTAATTATGATAGAAGGTCAAATCCTACCGAAGTTAAATTAAATGTAATTCAAGTAATTAAAGATTTCTTTAAAATAGAAAAGATGCAGTTTGGACAAGCAATTAATATGAACGATTTACAATATAATATTTTAGGGTTAGAGGGTGTCATTGGTATCAAAGAACTAAAACTATTTCAAGATGGAAATAATGAATATGCT